CTGGCAACATCTTAGCTGGTACAGCAACATCAGTAATACCATCAAACATGTCGAAGTTAAACTCCGCACCTTTAGCTGCTAACTTCTCTCCTCTTTTAGCATACTGAACACCATCTAATTCTATAACTTTACCATTTGGCATAGTTGCTTTAACCTTAGCATCTGGATCATTCAATAAAACACCATCAGCATCAAACATAATAACCTCAGCAGGTTTCTTGTTTAGTTCGTTACCCATTTTATTTAAAGCATCTTCTAGCTGTATCTCTTGTAAGGATTTTTGAGTTGATAATTCTAAAGGATTTACATTACTAGAAAACTTATTGCCACTATATGGTATGCTACCGGATACTTCTATATTTCTGTCTTGGACTCTATTAGTTGCGTCCATGTTTTCCATTTGTCTTTTAACCTGTTCGGCTAAAATACCAACTTTGTAAGGATCACCTTTGCCATTCATAGCATCTAAACCTTGACCAGCAAGATTGTTTAAACCTACTTCAATAGTTGGGTTATCTAATGTTTTACTTCCAAACTCGTAGTTTTCTATATCTTTAAGAACTTCTTGAAAGTTTTTAGTGTACATATCCACTTCACCAGTAAATCCTGCTTCTACAATTTTTTCTGTTATTGTTTTGCCAGTAGTAAGATCAAGCATACTATTACCAACATTAAGTCCTTTACCATCTAAATAAGTACCTCCTTGAAAGTTTGATGTACCTAAAGTTAAAGGTGTAGGACCACTGTACATTGCTGGTCCACCTTCCGCTTTAGAGTCATAACGCATCTGATATTCTTTAGCTACTAAGCCTTGTTCAAATTCAGTACTTAATTCCTCGTAAACTTTTTTAAATTCTGCAGGGTTATCTATATTCTTTAATGCTTGTTTTATAAATGTATCATGAAACTTTTGAAGTTGTAAGTAATGTTCGGAATGTAAACCACTTATATTTTTTTCAATACTTTGATCACCTCTTTTTATAGAAACGTCTTTAACAGTAGCTGTACCTTTTATAATACCTTTGCTTATATTGGTTTGTATCTGAAACTGCTTGTTTACATTATCAACAGCTTCTTTTAAAGCATTAGGTCCTTTTTCGTAAGCGGCTTGTAGTTCTGCGTAAACACCGTCAACATAATAATGATCACGAAGGTTTTTATTAGCAGCCATGACGCCTTCTAAATCACCCTCTTTACCAGCCACTCTTTTTCTTACAAAGTCTCTTAACTCAGATCTTAGTTCAGGTGAAAGGGTTTCTCCTTCTTTTAAGCCTTTGCTTTCCATCCAGTCATTAACTTCTTTTTTAACTCTACCTGGATCTATAATATTAGAACCAGCTATATCTTTTGCAACCTGTTCGTTAACCGTTCCTTTGATTTCACCATCTAATAAATCATTTATTAATTGACTTTCAGTTCTTTTTTCTTTAGTAGTTTCCCAAATTCCAGTTTCTTTATTTAACTTTAAAGACTTACTTAGGTTTTTCATTTCCACTTTACCACCTTTGCCCTTTACTGGAACTTTAAGAGAGTTATAACCCATTGAGGTAGTTAATACACCAGAGTTAATTAAAGATGGTTCTAATCTGTTTAATATACTTGTTTGAGTTTTATCATAAGAAGCTTTCCTAACAGGATCTTGCATGACCTGTTGTAAACCATTTTTACCTGTTGGAGTCTCAAAAGGTATACTATTACCATCAGTATCTTTTGGTAGCATATCTTTAAACTCAGTATTAAGATCTTTAGTAGTGTCATTCCAGTTTTTACCTTGTGATATTTCTATTTTATCTAATTCTTCGAAAAGCTTTTTACCTTCTTCTTCTCCGTATTTTTCTATTAACTCTTGCTTCTTAACTTCTTTAGCTTGGGCAATATCTCCTGTGCTACCTTTTTCTAGTATAGAATTATACTTTTTGTTAAGATCTGAAACTATAATACCTTTCTCATCATCAGATAAATTACCTTTACTATTAACTATAGATTCTAATGTTACTATATCCTTAGTATCTGACTTTCTAAAATCATTTAATATTTCTTCTAAATCTTTTATTTTAGTTTCAGAAAATTTAGTATTAGGATTAACTTTAAGTTTATCAGCTAAGCTAGCAACAACTTGTTCAACATTGTTAGTCATTAATTCGTCTACAATGTTTTTTCTTTCTTTAGCTAACTCTATTAATTTTGGATCTTTATAGTTTACACCTCTTAAATCTTGATCTTGCTTTTTAATTTCATCTAATATTTTTTCTAGTTCATTAGATTTATTTGTTAACTGCTCGCTTTTAACTTGAGGTAAAGCATCTCTTATAGCTTGCTCTGCTATCATCAAAGCTAGTCTATCTTTCCTATTACCCGGAGTACCTGCTGATATTTCCTGAGGCATACCGTCTTTGTATATAATATTACCTTTAGAGTCGTGTTTGAAAGCCCACTCACCCTTACCTAACATGTAGTCTACAAAATTTTCTTTAGTAAAGTCTACAGGTATATTTATATTATTTCCTGCTTTTTCATTTTTTATTTTAGATCCAGCAGTTCTAGCGTCAGAAACTTTTGCTGTTCCTCCAACTTCGTAAAATGGAAACCACTTAGCATCTACGGCTACACTGACGTCATTGGTTATTATTTTCTTAACATCTTCATAAACCTTGTTTAAGTTATCTTCATATTGTTTTCTAGTTCCTAAAGAATTTTTAACTTGTTTAACAACCTTGTCGCTTTTAACAGTAGATCTTAAGTCAGTTAAAAAAGGATCGCTTTTTTGTTTTATCTCCTTATTTAAAGCCTCTTTACTTACCTCAATGTCTTTTGCTAAATCTATAATAGAACTTCTTATTTTACCATCAGTGTCTACATTCTTTAAAACAGTAGAAGCAACTTGTTTAGGAGAAGTATCTTCTTTAGTAAACATGTTTTGATCTTTAGCTTTCATGTTTACATCTAATTCACCTTTAAATCCAGCTTCAGTATCTAGTTCTGCAGCTATTTCTTTAGCTCTTTCCTTAAGGTGTCTATTTACAAAAGCGTTTAAGCTGTTGTTCTCTCCACCTTTAAATATAGATAATATAGATAATAAACCTCTTGATTTTTTATTACCTATATCACCATATAGTAGCGTTTGAACAAAATCTGCTTCATTATAGTCAGGTAAGTTTTTATATTTTTGAGCTATTTTAGTAGCATATTCAGTATATAAATCGCCTAAACCTGGCATTGTTTCTTTGTCAACAACATTACCTGGCTTGTTAGTTTTAACGTCAGTCTTATATATTGGATTTCCTTGAGAATCAGTTTTATCAATCCTTGTTTTTGCTAATACTTTACTAAGGTTTTCTAGCTCTGTTGGGGAATATTCTTTCAAAGGTTTACCTAAGAAAACATCTTTATTTAATTCATAAACAAGATTAACCTGAGCACCTTTGTCTTCCATTTTCTTATTTATCTCAGCTATTTTAATAGAATTTTCTTTAGCTTTATCTAAATAGTTTGGAGCTTTTTCTTTTATTAGTTGTTGATTAGCTTCAATAAGCGACTTTTTCTCTCTATATAAATCAAGAGCTTCTGTGTTTGTTACATTTTCAGAATACTTAACATCTTGCCCTACTTCCCCTTGCTTAGCATCAAATTGTTCAATAGCTTTCTTATTTCTACTAGTAGGTTTATCAAGAGTTTTAATCATTTCTATTACTTCTTGACCACTGCCAATCTTTAGATTAGGAAAAGTAGGTCTAATATAGTCTACAATTTTTTCTAATTGTTTTTTCTTTATTTTATTACTACCTCTTAAATCTATTGCAGCTGTAAAAACCTCTTCAGCATATTCATTTTCAGGTCTTTCTATTCTGTTACCTTGTTCATCTCTAATAAATTCTCCTTTATCATTCTTCTCATATCTGTAATTATTATCTATTCTTTCGTTGATTAATCTTCTTTGAGATTCAGATAAACTATTTTTGAAATCTTCAACTAATTTTAATCCCTCCTTAGTCATTTTACCAGCTTCAGGATTTTTTATAGTCTCTCCTTTTTCATTTACTATAGTAGCAGGTTCTTTATATGAGTTTCTAAATAGATAATGAAACAGCTCATGCTTAGGTGCAGTAATAGCTCTTGTCTCAATAGCTCTTGCTTTATTAATAATTAATTTATTACCAGAAATAAAAGCATCCATTTTTCTTACATCTTTATTTGACTCTGGATTTTCAGCTTCATGCATTTTCTGGAATTCATCTACAGTGGGAGGCATAATTAATTCAGCACCTGTGTTCATAGCTACAACTTCTTCTGCTGCTTCTAATAACCTTTTTTCTATAACTTTATCATGCTTTAAGTTATCTGCTTTTATTTCTTCAACTTTTTGGTCATACTGTAGTTTATTGCTTTCAATTTCATTTTCCAATATCATTCTAGTAGAACCATCAGCTGTCTTTAGTTTGTTTTTAGCAGTATTCAAGTTGTTTTGAATAGCGTTTAAATTGTTTAAGTCAGTAGTTAGTTTTTCTGCTTTAGCAGATCCAGGTTCATAACCATAATCGTTTACTATTCTTTGATTTTGCTGAGCATTCTCAATACGTTTATTAATATCATTAACCATTTGAGTATTATCCTTATAGGATTTTCCTCCAATTGCTTCACCTAGTAACACTCCTGAATTCCAACCTTGGTCAGGTAGATTAGCTAAGAAATCATTTTCTTTATTAGTTAGATCAATGCCTGCTTTCATTTTACGAGCTATCAAGTCTACTTCATCTAATATCTTATTTCTTTCTAGCACATTTTTTTCACTAAGGTAATTATCAGCTTGTACTTTAGCGAACTTTATGTCTTTGTAGGTATTTAAAACATTTCTTGCTTCGACATATTTTGTTTTTTCTGCTCTATAAGGATCAAACTGAATTGGACCTTCTATAGACTTGTTAATGAAACTAGGATCTGTTCCATTTTTTTCAATGAACAATGACTCTATAGTTGCATCTAATTCAGCAGAAGACATATCGTTAACACCTTTTTTACCATCTTTAGATTCTAGTTCTAAACCTAAAAGATCTAAAGCTGATTTAACCTCTGGGGTTTCTAAAGGCATTTTCTGTATATCTTTAGACAATAGATCCTTTACATTTCTATAAGTACCACTAGACATTTGCATAGCGGTCATAGCAAAGAATGTACTTAATACATGTTCAGTTTCTGTGAGTTTTTCAAGTTCTGCAGCTTCAGCAAACTTACCATTTTCTTTTAAGGATTCTATTTCCAATACTACAGCTTCAGAAACTATCATTGTTCCAGTGGCAGTTCCACCACCAACAATTGGCTTAGTGACTAAACCTACGCCTTTAGATAGTCTTGACTCTGCTCTTTCAATTTGCCTTAACAAAGGGCTAACTAAAGGTATTCTCCCTAATAATATTTTATTTGACATCTTAGACAACGCAGCATTATTTGCACCTAAAGATGTACCCATTAAAACATTACCTTGCTCCGATCCGTAAAGTTCAGCGTTTATTTTTTCAGCTCCAGAAAGTAATAAGGTTTCTTTCAAAGCACTTTGTCCACCTGTAGTAGAAACACCACTACCCCATAAGATATCAACAGTGTTGTTCCATAGCCTAGACTTTCCACCACCTTTTAATAAGTTACCAATCTTGTCGATGTATTTAGTAGTTGCTGACCAAGTAGGTGTTTTTTTAGCTATTACTATAGTGGATATTAAAGGAACTAACGGAGGTAACACATCTAATGTAGCCATTTCAGTTATACTTTTATCTAATACTTCTAACTGTGTAGAATTAAGATTATAGTTGTTCATGGCAAACGCGTTAGCAAAGTGTTGTTTTTGCTCTCTATTACCTAATGGAAAGTAATTTCCGCTTCCTGTTCTACTAGAAACTCTTTCTCCAAATATATTATAATAAACCTCGTCTATAAATTCAACTCCTAAATTATCTTTTTCCTGTGTTAAAGGGTTTATGTTTAACTCAACAGCTTTATTAAGTGTTATAAACTGTTCTAAAGCTTCTTCAACTTGACTCGAAAGTACATGACTTCCAGGAATTTTACCTGGAATATAACCTACTTCTTCTCCTTTAGCACCTCTTTTTTGTACTCTTTCTATAACGTCGCCTGGCCCCGTTCCTCCTGTTATATCAGAAAATCCACCAAATTTACCTACATCTACAATAAGTTGTTCGATGTCTTCAACAAGTGACATTTCACCTTTTAAATCAGCACTTGAAGCTTCTTTCATTAAAGATCTTAACTTATAGTAAGAATTTCTTCTCCAAGCTACTATAGCTTCGTAATCGTTATTAGCTACTATTTCTTCTGCGTCTTCAAATGTCTTTTCATCTAAAGTTTTAGCTTCTTCACTAGCTTTCGTAGCATCAACAAAAGAGCCTGTTGCTGGATCATAAAGCTGTCTAACACCTTCTCCTTTTAACTCGGTAAGTCTTTCTTCTATTCTGTCTAATTCTTTTTGAGCTTCAAGCGCTTTTTCAGGCGAGTTAGATAAATTACTTATCTCTGCTTGCATAGTAGCTCTTTGATCCTCTAGCGAAGCTATAATCTTTTCATCTCCACTTAAATAATAAGATCCTTCTTTTTCTATAAACTTATTTACACTATATGTATCTCCGTATTTTATTAAGTCATCTTTATATAAGTCTTTTTCTACAGCTTGAGATTTCCTATTTTGAAGATCAGGTAACGTTATGTTCCAGTTATCTAGCATTTTTAAAGCTTTTTTGTAAACTTCATCTGCTTCACTGTCTCTTGGATCGTATATAAAAGTTGGCACTACCGTTGCAGAAGTGTAAAAAAACGAAGGTGCATCCTCCTGTGTAACACCTTCAGCGCTTCCGCTTTTACTGTAGAAAACGTCATCTCCAGTATTAGCTGCTAATGTTTTCATTACAACATCAGCAAAAGCAAACTTCTCATGATTAGTATGTGGGTACAGTGTTATGTCAGCTAATCTATTTCCAGCTATAGTTTGACCACCTTCTGACAAAGCTTTGTATATAGCGTTCTCAATTGGCACTTGAACAGCAGAACCTTTAGAGTGTATTTTGCTGTAAAGCAAACCTTGTTCAAATTCATATTGTGACTCCAAATTATTTACTTGCCCTGTATAACCTTCTTTTTGAATTCTTATACGATCCTGCTCCATAAAACCAGGTTGTCCTCTACCCTCTTCATAATCTTCATTATATATTTGATTTCCTCTTTTGAAGTAATCAGGTCCTTGCTCATCATATGGCGTGATTATTCCATTCATATCAATACCTTCGAAAAAATTATCTTGCTTGTTCATAGGCATTGACCATCCGGTTGGAGGAGTAAAAATATTTACATTACCGCTGTCATCTTTTGAGTAGTTGGGTAAACTCATTAAGTTAAGCTTCTTTTGAAGCTCTAATTCTTTCTCTTTTTGATCTTCACTTTCTTTAATAAATGTTTCAGAAGGTTTTATATCAGTAATTTTGAACGAATCCAAAGAAGAATTTTCCGAGTCTAAAACCGTATTCTGAGGCCCCGTTGGTTGAGTCTTTTCTGCCACAACAGGGCCTGACGGCTTTCCCACTTTAGCCTTCTTTTCTTTCTTTTTCTTTTTATCATCTTTGTCATCTCCCTCTTCTTCTTCAACTAGAGTTATCTCAGGATTTTTACCCATTAATTCTTCTAGTGAATATCCTTTTACTTCAGCTATTTTATTTAACTGATCTTCACTGTAAACTTTATCTTGAAATTTATACATTTTTATTATATTTAATTATGCAAAACCTTGTGATGCTTCTTGAGCGTTAAATTCATCTTGTGCTTGCTGTAGCGCTATATAATCAGAACTGTTTGGATCAGGGTTCATGTCTAAAACTTTTTGTGCGTTTGTAGGCGTTACGAACTGATCTAATAATATTCTTAAAACATTTCTATCATTCTGTGTATCAAAAGCTTTTTTAACATTTGACTTATCGTAAACTTTATTAGGGTCTAAACTTTGATAACCGGATGACAATCTAGGATTTCCTGTAGATGGGTCAATATCGTTAATAGCCCAGTTTATTATGTCTTCTTTTTCAACTCTTGTCATATTGTTTCTATCAACAACACTAACTCCACCAGCTATAGCTTCGTCAGCAAAATTATCTGCTGTCTCTTGCATTAATTTACTGCCACTTATGTATTGCTGCATTCCGCCTCTACCTCCTGATTGGTTTAATACATCTACTAGTATAGTTTGACCTACAGCTCCACCACCACTTATTTCTCTAGATAATTTATCTAACTCCTGAACAGTGTACTTGTATCCAGACTCACCAAACTTAATTCCAGAATTATTAACCCTGCTTTTCAAAGGAGAATTATCAAAGAAACTTGTATACATAGGTAGAGTGTCTAGACCGGCAAAGCCTTCCACCGTTGCCTGTACTTTTAATTCTTGATCAGCTTTTGTTCTAGCATCTTTTAATGTTGTATTCATTACACTTGGTTTACCAAAAGTGTTTATACATTTGTCAGCCATTCTTTCAGCAGCCAGTGTTCTAAGTTCTTCTGTAGGTTCCCATTTCTCAGGATCACCAGGTCGACGTATCATCTGCCATGTATTAGGATCCATGTTTAGATTTTTAATAGCATCATCTGAAGTCATCCTAGCTCTTAAGTCTTCATTAGCTTTATCATAGTCTTTCACTGTTTGAGTAGTTATTTGATTTCCGCTAAGGTTTTGTATTCTTGTTATCTCAGCACTATAACCATTGTCAAATTGATTCCAAGTTCTTTGTAGTTTTTTATCAAATTCATCAACATCTGCCACCTGCCAAAACTCAGTTCCATATTTATTAGTTCCTTTAATTTTTTGAGAGTAATCTTGAAAAAACGTATACTCATCAGGATCAATGTAATCTGGATCTCCTTGTTTTTTCCCGACTTGTTGTTTTGCTATCACTGGATCAACGTATTTAACACCTACTTTATTTCCTTTAACCACATATGACACCGCCTGTTCTCCTGTTATTGGATCTTTACCACCATTACTCCAAGCTATAGCCATGTTTTCTCTCATTACGTCTTGACCATATATACTTGCGCCATTACTAGCATATGGTTTTCTTATTAATTTTTTTGAAGTAGGATCATACATAAAAGAGTCTTCCCATATTTGGACACCTTTGTCCATCATCTGATTTCCTACTCCACCTAATTCTATTAATGTTTTTATATCTTGCTCTAACGCTTTGTATTCTGGTGTATCAAATTGTATTTTTTCTAATTCATCAGTCATGCCTTCTAATGTAGACACCCATAGCCCTTGCATTCCCATTTCAGTATCTCTACTTAAACTAGGATCTGAAGCGTCTACTTGCTCGGAAGTAACAGTAGTTACATTACCAACCGTTTTTCTAGAAATAAGTCCTTGAGTAGCTCCTGGCTTGTAACTTCTCTGTATACTACCATTTATGTCAGCAATATTGTCAATTCTTTTTTGCTTTAATTTTTCTAAATTAGCTTTTACTTTTGCTTCTTGTCTAGCTTTTTCTTTTGCTTCTGCTAGCGCTAACTTAGCTTTTCTATCTTGATCTGCTTTTAATATTGCTTGACCTTTGTCTACACCTGCTTTTATACCTGCAGCAAGTTGGCCCATGCTCTTATCTAATACTAACCCTGGTTGCTCGTACGTTCCCATATCTTATTATTTATTACCTGCAAAAGCTGCAGCTGTTGATGATAACCCTCCAAAAGCATCACCAAGAGCAGTCATAGAGTCAGATTGGTACTGCGCTTGTTGAGCCAATGTGTTATCTAACATGGCTTGTTTTCTATTTAATTGTTGCATAACTCTAGCATCTTCTTGCTGGAACACAAATTGCTCTCCTGCTACATCTGCATTTTGTAGTCTTATAGCTTCTGCTTGTCTTGCTTGTTGAGCTTGTTGCTCTCCTTGAGCTCTAAGTTTTTCATTGTTAACTTCTTGCTGCTCTATGCTAGAAGCAACAGCTCTTTTACTAGATGCTGCCGCATTGGCTAAAGCTGTAGCACCACCAGCACCCATGCCAGATCTTTGTATAGTATCTAAAGTATTTGCTAAAGCTATATCTGTTTCGTCCATCTGTATTTTAGCTGCTTGTGTAGCTACCGATAAATTTTCAAACGGGTTAGATATAAAGCTAGATGTGTCTTTTATATTTTCGTATGGATCAGTTATTGGTGGTCTTTGATTTTCTAACATTCTTATATCTCCTTCATATTGAGATATTTGATTATTGAGGGCCTTTGCTTTGCCATTAGCCATAATGCTAGTCGCAATACCGCCTAAAGCTCCAACACCTCCAAGTCCTAGAGCCATTTTTTGATTATCTGTCATATTATTATTTGTTGGTGATCCAACGCTTGTTGTTGTAAGTATCGCATTTAAAGCTGTTGGATTCATGATTTGACGAATTTAGATGAAGCTGCAAATAATTCTTTCAAACCACCAACTTCTGTAGTTTGATCTGTGGACATTCTAACAGTGGCGAAAAATCCTTTAATACCTGTGGTAGGATATCCACCATAATTATCAGGTCCAAATACAACCTCACCATACCTAGGCTCACTGTTGTTAACTAAATTAGCTACATATAAATTTTCTTTTCTAGCAAAGCCAGCATTATACTGTATGTTATTATTAGTATATTTTCCAGCTTCATATGATAGTACTTGAGCTGTAGTGTCTCTATGTTGTACCCACGGTGTTAAAGAAGTAGGATCAATGTTTAAAGACACTCCTTCAAAGCCAGACGCAAACTCATCAACTTCCCAACCGCTGTTACCTTCATATGATATAGTTTGAAAGTTCTTAACTATAGATGGGTTTGGATTAAAAACAAAGTCTACTAAAGAGTCATTATATAAACCATAGAATAAATTTCTTGTATTAGGTTCTAAATTATAATGCTTATAAATACTATTACCTATAAAACTATAATAATTACCTTTTAAACTATCTATAAATGTAGGTTTATAAGTATAAAAACTTGTCCAACCATTTATATCTTCATCAAAAGCTAGGGTTGCATAACTTTCAATATCTTTATAATTTTCATCAGCAGTGTAGTTAGGACTAGGCTGTAGTGATAAAACATAGTTTTGATTATGTATATCATAACCACCAACTACTTTAGATTTCACATAGTAGCTTAAATAAGAACCTCTATAATCTCCTGGAGATAATATAAGAATTGCTCTATTTAATTCTAAATTAAACTTATTACCTCCTAAATGTATGATTTTTGTTATATAAGCTGTAAAATTTAAAACGTTGTTAGCATCTAGTATAGTTAGTTCAGCTCCTAGCACCGGCCAATTATCGTCGTCTAAAAATATAGTAATATCTTGCTGTCCTGTAGGGTTTATATTATTTGTATCTAATTCAAAAAATTGTTTCTTAAGCTGCCAGTCTTCAGATATCAATGCTAAGTTATCTCTAAAGTAATCAGTCATACCATATCTAGATATTTCAGTCATACCGTCTTTAGATAATCTCATCACAACACCTCTGTTTCTATCGGTGAAATATTTTCTATACCCAAACTTAGCAAAAGATTCAGGGTTTCTACTTATGCCATATTGTCCAGCATAAGGAATTATTTGACCAATTACTAAGTTAGAAGAAGTAACAGCTCCACCTCCTTCAGCAGAATATATAGCGTCTTTATCTATAAGAGCTCTACTTACTTTGTTTTCTTGGAAAATTATTAAATTAGTGTCTTCTGCATATATTTTTTGTATAGAGCCATTTGTTGGATCTAAACTTTTTGTTATTGCTTCACCTACGCTAAAAACATTAGTGTCATTAACTCCTGTTCTAGAATTATATATACCAGAATATATAAGCGAATTAAATCTTTGTTTATTTAATTCTTGATCTTCAGTAGCGTAAGCTCTAACGCCTAAGTCGACTATGCTATTATTATATCCACCTCTTATTCTTGATTCTTCTATAAACCAAGACGCTTTTAAAGTTACATCATCTACGGGTGATATCAAACTATTTGGCCAAACATATCCATCTACACCCCACTCAGGTATACCTGGGTAAACAGGGTATCTACCATCCACACCTTCTCCTTCAGGTATAGATCCAGTTGTGTTTGCTCTTGGTATTTTCTTTAAAAGAAATGTATTAAAAAATTTAACTTCAATTACTGCTGGCATTATTTATTGTTTTGAATAGTATAATGTTTTAGGCTCGTTCAGGGATACATCGCCAAACGCGTTTATCTTACATGTCCAAACTCTACTTTTAGTATTATCGTCTGGAACTGAAAAATCAAAAGTGCAAGAGTATTCATGATCTCTCGTAAGTACTGGATTACAATCTGCTGGTGGACTTGGATTTGTTCCGTATGCTACGTACACTTCTTCATTTATTGGTATAGACGGAGGCACCCATTTTGAGTAAGAGTAATTGCCAGGTGTGCCTGTTCTTTCGTAAAAACTGTCTACATATCTTAGCGGACCGTATTTAGCAAAAACTTCTATACCATTAACACCTTGTGGATCACCGCCAGAAGTATTAGCTAAAGCATTTCCTTCAGCATCTTGCCTTGTTGAATAATAATCTGTACACAGAAGCAATGGGTAAAAAACAAATGAGTTACCATTTCTATAATTTATATCTTCTACATATATATTACACTGCGCTTTTTCTATAGCGTTTATATTTTGAGTATTAGAACCATTTTCTCTAGCTATAACAGTACATCCATTCTTTTTAAAAGTTGATGATCCACCTCTGAGACTTTTCCATCTACCTGGTATGCCGTATATCGGGTTATCACTCCTAGTAGAACCTCTAAAGTTCCAAGGTTGACCATTTATTTCACCAGCTCCACCCGCAGCCAAGTTAGAAGCTTCTGTACCTAAACCAGCGTTTAGCTGTCCGTTTGGACTATAGCTATTAAATGATCCCATATTAGCTACAAATATCTTATACTGCCCAGGATTGTCAAATGCAAAATTAAAAGAAGCCTTTACAGTTCCACCTGATACATCTTGGTTTGTAAATATACCAGAACTACTAGATAAATCAGGAGGACTTGGTGCATTAAAAAACAATTGCACATTAGAATCAGCCTCTGATGTTTCAGTTGCTTTTACAGATTGTGAATATGACTTATCAAAAGCTTCACCCAGCGAGTTAGCATCAATAGGCGCAGATTGATAATTACCATTAAATATTTCTCTACAAGGCCTAGCGTTTATATCCGAAGCAGAAGACCAAGCAGAGTAATTACCACTAGAAGGATTTAAAGATCTAGTTTGTATATCAACAGCTGATCTTAATATCCAGTATAACTCTGGTGCTTGTTTATATTTTGTAAAAAGCGAAACAACCCCTGCAAATAACAACCATTCAGGTAGTATTTCACCGACGTCATCTAATGTTCTTCTCCAGTCTCTAACTTTTAATTCAAACTCAACACAAACGTTTACAGTACCTTCACTTAGGTCAACTCCAAATGCTGCAAGAGGATAAGGGTGTTCGCTATATCTACCAACTTTCCAAAATTTAGTTCTATAAGTATTATTGTTATCTGTCCACACATCAGCTTTTGCGTAACCTAATTCCACAGTGCCTAATTGATCTCCATAATAAGGATAAATCCATTTATTTCTTTTATGGTCAAAGAGTAATCCACCTTCTAATTCCATAGCATCACCATTAACCCAATTCCACTCTTTTGAGTTGTAAATACTACCAGAATCACTTTTTGTCATAGCCCAACCCATACCAAACCAAGGAATACCTAAAGCTTGAGATTGTTGTCCTCCAGTAACCGTTAATGGATTTTGCGGGAAAACATCAGGTGGAAGAGTATCCCAATAACCTATAGAAAACTTATTACCTAAGTTTATAACTGCTCCATTAAGAACAGGCTCAGTGTCAGGCACATCATTGTCATCAATATCATTTGAAAATGAAAAGTTGTAATAATTGTTTGTTGGCCCAAAAAATCCGGGAGTAACTGATTGAGCTGTAACAAAAGCATTTATAGTAAGGAACGAACTCAAACCAACTCCATTAGCATCTGTAACTTTTATTTCAATAAAATAATCTCCAGTTAACAATAAATTGTTTGGATCTACTGATAACTCAGCTGTAGTAATATTACCATTGTTATTCGTGGTTAGTATAAAGTTATTAATAGAATTACCATTAACTTGTTCTTGTTTTACTATTTCATATTTTAATTCTTCTTTATCTCTAGCAGCAACACTAGTTCCGTTAGTTGCTTCAATAACCCAAGGACCTATGAAATCTTCTTTAAAGCTTAAGTTTTGAGGAGATGTTGGATTTATATTACTAGCAAAATTAGTAAATTTAGGAGGTATATTTAATAAATTACCTTCTACTGTTAATGTTGTTACAACACCTGAGCTAGTAGTAACATCAAACGTAAATTCATAAATTCTTTCATTTACATTTTCTAAATACACTAAACCTATATTAGGATTTAACTTAATTCTAGCAGTATTACCTCCATTATATTCTAGTGTAAATTGATTATTTAAAACCGTAGGTGTAGGAAAAGATATATCAGTCACTAATAGGTTGTCTACTCCTACTATATCATTTATTTGATTTCCTAATTGATTTTTAAAATAAAAATTATCAGTAACATATAAACCTGTTGGTAATAAACTTTGGTCTTCTGGTAAAAAGAAGTTCCAATCTTCTACTTCAAACGGTAGGGTTGGGTCACCTGTTCTTATTTCATCATTTAATTCACTTATTAAACCAGCTGATGTTGTTTCCCAATATATATCTATTTTTGACTTAGTAGGATCAGTTTCGTATACCGCTAGTTGAGGAGAAAAAGAAGTCCAGTTATCGTTATTTTGGGTTTGAATAAATGGATACCCAACTACACCTATAGTGTTGTCTGGGGGTGTTGGAACAGTATTAGGGTTTATAAGCTCAAAAGACGGTTCTATAGAAGCAAACAAAGGGTTGTTACTTCCATTGTAAAAAGGAAATTCTCCATCTCCAGAAGTGCCTGGAACCTCAACATATGGAGGCATTAATGCATCAATTATAATATCGTTTAGTGATAAATCTGACTTAGGACCTATAGTTACAGCTACATCGTATTTTCCAGGAGCTATATTAAATTGTCTAGTGTAATTTATACCTGGGTATGAAGTAGGTGAAGATATATCTGGTGACCACCAATTAGTTACTCTACCATATAATAAAACTCCACTACCATAAAGCTTTTCATTAGGACCAACTTCATTCAACCTTCTAGGTATTTTGTTTATATTATCGTTTATAAGTGGCGTAAATGCTATATTATTTTGGTCATTACCACCTCCAAATCTACGGCCAGGATAACCATTTAGTAAGCCAGGTAAGTATACATTGTAATAATCCTGCTCTTGTTGCTTAACAACAATCTTATAAGAATACCAACCTAAAGGATTATCGGTAGCCCAAGCTCCAACTTCCCCCATAGGTATAACATTGTTAAATAATACTTTTAAAGAGTACCCAGGCCATTTCCATACAGCTTCATCATAGTTTGGCCCAACTACATTTAAATCATTTCTATAAGGCACATATATTGTATCTCCTCCAAAGCCAGTAGTAGGATTGAAAGGTATATCGCTACTAGATAATATAACTGGAGATTGTCTACCATATCGGTCAGATAAAACTATACCAACCTGATAACTTCTGTTCTGTTTTACGCTGTGATTAGGATATTCTATAGATGCATTAGTCGCAAATGGTCTGTTTGATATTATATTAGTAGGTTGCCATTTGTCTGAAAAACCAACTCTATATTCTATGTTTTTAGGATACGATTGTCTATCTTCATAATTACCATATATAACTCTATTTCCAGAAACTTCTTGAGTAAGAGCTCTAACTGGAACCTTATCATAAACTCTTGTTATTTCTCTAGCTGGTAAAGCTTTATAAGGTTTCTCTGATTTATAAGTATAAAAAGCGTTAGCAAACACGTTGTCTTCTAAAGATCTACCTTTTATTGTATCTACAACCCTTATTGAATCTTGATTACTGTCTTTATATAGTATTTCTATAGCTTTTATTCTTAAATTTTCAAAAGGATTAACGCCAGGAGAGGGTATTACAAAAGTTACTTCCTGTACTAAGTTCTCCATAAACTTAACTATTGTTGACTCGTATGCTTCTTGTTGATCATTTACTTCCCACGTGATATTGGGATCAGAAGATGGTACTGAATTAAAATAACCATATTGCTTAGGAATAAAACAAGGTTGAGTAAATGGAGCAATTAATGAGTACTCTCCATCTTCATATAAAAATCTATAACTAAATCTAACAAATTTATCTTGTAGAAAATCAATGTCACCTTGCCATTCTGGGTCATAATTAGGATTTTCGTTTTCAACTGTTTCGGGAGCAGCAAAATATTGTTCAGACTTATTAGTCATTGTACATTTAAGCTCTGTTGAAACTTCTACTAGACAGCCATTGCCGTTTTGCTTTGTGTTCAAAAAAAGCTGTTGACCATCTACGTACCCATTTCCAGGTGTGTTTATTTCTATGTTTGTTACCCCACCTGTTGGTGGGAAATTACCACTAGGATTACTTACGCCAGTTATGTTAACAGTTAAACCACTTCCTGGAGCGCCAAAAGTTGCGAGCATTGGAACACCACAAGAGTTTGGATTATTAGAACATGTTTGATAGCCTGTTCCAGAGTTTATAATAGTAATTCCAGTTATAACCTCATCAAACAACTGTATAGGTTGGTAAGGATAATATTTAGCTACTGATATTTGATCTTCATTAGTATAGTAACCTAATTCTCTTTCTATATTTATTTTTCTTGGTTGGTTTCTATTATCAGTCCAAAACAATAAATCTTCTATCAAATTAATATTGTCAATGGGGTGAGTTTTTGAAAAATTTAAAAAACTTTGACCTGATGTAAGATTTCCTTGTGGACCTATAATTAAAGTAGGTTGATCACTTCTTAAATCATATTTCCATATATAATGATTAGCCGAAGATGGAGCGAAGTTGCTTAATTTATCTGGAGAAGAGTCAGTATAATCTGTCATGAAAACAAATATAAAATCATTAGACAAGTCCATGAACTTACCTATTATAGATATATTCTCATCTAATGCTAAACCAAAATCCTCAATAGAAATATTACCCAAAACATTTTCCATAGCGCCTACGTCTGGACCTTCAGACTTTGATACGTTTATGTTTACAGCATTTCTATATTCACCATTTGGAATTAATCTATCGTCTAAATCTTTGTTCATCTTAGACTTGATGAACGTGTTTTTTACTTCTGCCATTATATTTTAGTGTTTAATCCACTTAGATTTTCCTCTCATAACTTGAGTAAAAGCTTCTAATTTAATATCGCTTAATCTTATTTTTGTATTTCTCAATTTAGCTCTTTTCTCTTTTTTAAATCTTTGAACTATATACTCTGGTATGTTTCGTTTGTTTGATAGTATTGAATACGCTATATGAGCATAAATAGCTTCTTCAGCCATTTTAGGAAACTTCATATCTTCATCATAAGCTAACCCGTCTGATATATAACTAAGTATTATTAACTTACCTCTTAAGTTACTACTAAAAGAAAACTTACCCTCTCTTCTATCTATAGTAAACCATCCATTCTCATTAGTGTACAATGGATCTAATCCATATCTTTCTCCATAAGCAGCTTTCCACCATTGCCAGTTGTAGACATTAGCATTCCCGAACATCCATTGAGCAGCTTGACCTGTTATATTTAAGTCATTTGCTTTTTTCCATCTTTCGTTAGTTAGTGAAGTTGTTTCAACGTTTTCACCAAAGTTATCTTGTGTAGGAACTCCTAATTGATCTTGGGCTGGAACATTATAAGGATTACTAGTTAGTGTTGTTGGATAAATAATATGTTTAACACCAATAGAATCAACCCATGACATTTGAACGTAATTAACATAGTCTTGAGGTATTATTAAAGAAAGACTTGGAGGAATAGTTAATTCTTGAGATTTAACGCTTTTTAAAGTATCATAACTAAATTCTTGTAAACCTCTCTTAGCGTGGAATATTACATCAGATCTCTTAACGTGTTGAATTATTTTATCAGTACCTACATATCCAACCATGAAGTTGTTTACTATATCTGTTAAATTAACGTACTCATAACCTCCATAGTTTTCCCATTTAGAAGGTATAACTAACCTACATCTTATGATACTATTAGCTGGTACAGGTTGGTCATAAACACCTGGATTAAGTGGATCTTCAAAATAAATAGTTACCCCGTTGTTTTCAGAACTATATTGCTCTAAAAGCAAAGGTGTAAATACAGGTTGAGAAGAGTTTAAAGGGGAATACTCTATTATGTAATTAGCATTTCCATTTGTGGTTTCATCTACCAACGTAGTATTAAAAGAGTTGAAATTAAAGAATGTAGTAGGACTAGTTATGTTTATAATTTGTTGTCCCTCATAATACTGGTAATTAGTTTCTGTTATTAAACCGCCGTTAGGTGAGTTAGCCATAATTTATGATTTTTCGTTTTGATCTTGTTGCTGAGCCATCGCAGATGCTGTTTGTATTATTTGAGGATCTCTTATTATTATACCAGCATAAGCTAATATTTTTAATATAAGCTCTGTTTGTTCACTGTCGTCGATTTCAAAGTTTTGACCAGACCCTAAGCCTGACCATATATAAGCGCCGTTGCTAGAGTCCACAGAATAAGCCCATTCTACATCTTTAGGTTTTCTAATATAGTTTAATCTAACGTTTCCTTGAAGATTTAATCCTATAGGATATACATTTATAGTATTTTGTGATGTTAAGTAATATATTGGAAAATCAACTGACGGAGCTGTGAGTGGAGATGTAGTTATTAAATTATATTCGTGAACCGACACTTTTTCGAATTCAATAACTTTATTAGTATTAGGTTTATAGTAAACTAGTGTGCCTACTCTATGGCAATCTGTAGGTAAAACAGTGCTAACATTAGCAGATGTTTCGAATATACTTATTTTTTCTTCAATATGTTTAACCCTGTTAGCGTATGCAGTATCGTTTTCAGGTAGTCTAAGTTGTTGGTTTAAATCTTCGAAATAGCTTTCAAATATTTCCAACTGAACCTGTGTTGCAGTTTTATTGAATTCTAATGGAGTCATGTATCCTCTCTGCTCTTTATTCAATATAAGTAAAACGGTTTGGTATACTGTATTTGCGTTTATTGCCATTATTAATATTTTAAAAAAAAGGCGGCGATTTGCCGCCTTTATATATAGTTACATGTTATGAGAACTTTTTCTCTATAGATTTATAAACTTCTAAACCTTCATCAGTTTGAAACCATGCTGCCATAGCTGAGTAAGGGTTTTCTTCAAAAGGAATTGTCATTAATTTTTTCCCATTAGCTCCCCAACTAAAAGTTCTGTTATCCTGAGATAATTTAATTATTCCAGCTTCTTTTGCTTTTATAGCAAAGTTTCTTAACATTACATTTTCGTCATTGGCTAGTTCTAAGAACAATACTGGATTAGTCTTAGCTAATAGTATTAAATCTCTTTTTATTTCCTTAGAGTTCATCTTATCAACATTAGAACCAACTTCAACTCTTAATATCGCCTCTGCTTGATCAATATCCACTTCAAAAGCTGTCATCATAGCTTTAGCTTCATACTCTAAGTAAGCTAAGTCATTACTAGCTTCTACAACCGCGTCTTTTTCTGCAAATGTTTTATTTCTATTTGGATGATATAAAGAAAGCATCTTTTGTAAAGCTTGGTTTCTTCTAGGAACCATTAATACACCATTTTCAAAAGTTATATGACCAAGTGTTACCTGTCCTTTTTGTTCGTCCACAAAAGGAGAGTTTTGGTTAGTGGCATATCTTAGTTCTCTTTGACTATTAGTAGTTTCATCCCAATACAGTAATGGCTTACGTGAAGAATGCCTAGAGTTTATTGTATAATTTAAAGGAGTTCTATTATTCAGTAAGTGATAATATCTATCTTTAATTTCCCAAGTATCTTTTTTTACTTCACTTTTTGGTGAAGATTTTTTTGTTTTTGTTTCCATAATTTAATATAATATAATAAATAAAAAAGACCCCGCCGAAGCGGGATCTTATTGTTTTTCCTTATGCAGGGTTAGCAGTAGCTGTAAATAACACAAAGTTATTAGCAGCTTGAGTCACTAAACATCTTTCAGATAAAAAGTGAATCTGCATCGCATCTAAAGATGAAGTATAAGCTCCACCTACAGAACCAGTCACCCAAGACTTCATTCTTCTATCATCCGCTTCAGAAGCTCTGTAACGTACGTGTAAGAAAGGTCTACGGATATTTGATCCCATCATTTGATCATAAACAGTTGTTGTACCAGCTGGAACTAAAACACCATCGATGTCTTTAGTTAACCCTCTAGTAGAAGCATCGTTTAGATATTTCCAGTCAGTTTTATAAAAGTCATAAGAACCTCTTCTAAAACCAGAAAAACCTAAGTTCAACGCCATATCAGCTTCATTGTCAAAAAGACCATATGAAGTACCTCCGTCGTAGCCAGCACCAATTGCGCCTAACATATCATCAAAGTCAAGAGCAGTAGATCTGTTCAAGAATAACATGTTTTCTTCAATAGCACCTTGCTTGTCTAATTGCTGTAGGATATTATCAAAATCTCCTAGTGAACCATTAGCAGGAACTGGAGCAGCAGCAAAGTCTTCATATACTAAGCCTCTTTCTTCGATAGCAGCGAACATACCTTGTGTACCTTCGATTTTATCACCAGCAGGAATACCACTAGTAGCTGATCTTAGTTCACCTTCAACCATTGCCATTTCAAGATAATCTTCAAATCTTAATCTTGTTTCAGACTCAGACTTTAAATACCATAGGTATCCAGATGCACCTTCTTCAGTAGCTATTTCTACCCAACCGATTTGTGCAGCATCAGAACCTGATACTTCGAAAAAGTCTTTAATGATAATTGGTTTGTTGCTAAACTGAGTCAATACTGGCTCAATAGCTGTGTCCATTCCTTCTGTACCTTTAGCAAACTCAGAACCGTAAACAAATACAGTTACATTGTCTCCATTAGCTAATCCAGCAGCAGCTAAATCAGCAAACTGATAGCATTCAACAGTAACGTTCCATGCTACACCAGCACCTGTCGGAGCAGCGGTAACATAAGCTTTTACTGTAGTATAGCCGTTAGATATAGCAACTGTTTGTCCTTTTCTAATAGCACAGTTACCTGTGTTTTCAGCAGGAACAGTAATATCAATACTGTTTGTGCTAGCAATAACAACTTCGTTATAAGAAACGTGAAGTCTGTTTTGCTCTGACCAGATAACTTGATCTGAAGTCATTGGCATTTCAGCTCCAACCATTCTCAAGAAAGCAGATAAAGTTCTGTTTCCGTATCTCTCTACTTCTGCTTCGTAAAGCTCAGGTAGGTATTGTTGTGAAAAGTTAACGCCGTCCTCACCGTCAAATTTCAAGTAGTTGCTCTCAAGAACAACTTTGTTTTGAGATGGTGCTAAAGAAGCTGGAAAAGCTCCAATTCCTCCGGGTGCACCATTGTTTACAAATTCTCCCATTTTAGTTTAAATTTACTTTCGTTTTTTAATTTTTAATTTAGATGTATCTACACCGTTAATAGCTTTGACGCGTAATCCATTTAAGTACATAGTGTCATTAGGAACTTTCCTTGCTTCTGTTGTTATATTATTAGCGTTAGCCGTAATGTTTTTAACTCCATCAGCTTTACCTTGTTCATAAAAATGATTAGCAATCTTGTCTATGTTTTTAGCAGAGTATATAGCTTTATGGTAACCAGCTGTATCTGTGACGTTTCCATCTTCATCTAAGAACGTCTTTAGAAAATCTCCAACGTCTGACTGGTTTTTAACAATGTTATCTACGTTTGATACTTTATATCTAAACTTTTTATTTCCCACATTAAAATCGAAACCTTCAAATTCACTTGAAAAATAGTTTTTAGTTTTATTCACAAACTCAGAATGTTGTTTTGTTTTTTTGTCTACATTCTCTTTATATCTATTGAAAAAGTTTAAAGCCTCTTGCTGTTCTTTAGTTACATTAGATCTCAACTTGATTTCCTCGTAATATTTATCTTTTAGTCCAACTAGATGCGTTTTAGCTTTAGCAATTTCTTCTTTCATCGCAAGATTTTTCTTTTTTATCTCACGATCATCAGCCACATCTTTGTCATATGAAAATTTATCACTTAATATAAAGTTTATTTCATCAACATCTAAATGTGGTTTAGTACTTTTATAATATTCTCTTAATAATGTTTTTTCATCTACGTTACTATAATCTGCATTAAGTCTAACGTAGTCTTCTAGGTTACCTCCTGTTTCATTCATAAAAGAAACGACTTTTTCTAAATTTTCTGGAACTTGTACAGTATTTTGTACAACTTCTTTAGGTTTTTCTATTTCTTCCTTATCTTCAATAATAGTTACTTCTTCAACTTTATCGGTAGTCTTTTGTTCTTCGTGTGTTTGTCCCACTTCTTGCAGTCCCACTTCTTGTTCTTCCTTCTTCTCATCAGACTGTAACACAACTTCCTCTGTTTTTGACTCTTGAATGGCATCTTTACTTGTTTGTTCTTTTTTTGTTTTAGGTAATCTTTCTTTGTTTATTTTTAGTTTTCCTGATTTTGACATGATATGATATTATATAATTGTTATTAGCGAGGCATAAATTGCTCTGCTGCAAAACCACCTAAATTGTCATTGCCGGCTGATTCAAAGTCTGTTGGTAAACCATCTTGCTGTCTTTGTTGTATCATTTGGCTTTGTTGAGTGGCTTGTATTTTTGTTCTTTTATCTTTTCTATCTTCTATAAATTGTTCTTTTTCTTTATCTCTTTGAACACTAGCTTGAGCTAGTTGTAGGTTATACTGAAATTCTTGCTCCATTAATTCTTTTTTAATCTGAGCTTCTCTTTCCATTTTCTGTATCTCAAACTGTGACTTAGCTTGCTCAAATTGAACGTTTGTTTGATTAAGAGCTTGAGCTTTCTGCATCTCAGCAGCTGCAGCTCTTTCAGCAGCTTGAGCATTTGCTTGAGATTGTGCTTGAATATTTGCTTGTTGTTGCTGTTGATCTAAAGCCTGCTTCTTTAACCTCCTTTGTTTTAAAACTTGATTTGCTAATTTTAAATTTCTTATTTCTCTTAAGTCTATAGCATCTTCTAAAAATATTTGTCCTCCTTGTAGTGCTACTTGAATATTTTGTTCTAGCTGTGCTTTTTCATCTTCGTCTGGTTCTAGTTCTAAAAATATACCAAAATCATGTAGGTTAAGTTGTATTAACTCTGTTAATGTTTCAGTATTAAATTTAGAGATGCTTTTTATTAGTACCTCTCTAGTTAAAGGAAATGATAAAGCATCTGCTGCTCTAAGTGATATATTCTCTGCAGTTCTCAAGGTCAAAAATAAACTTGCTTGAAGTATATGCCTTGTTGCTGTATTACTGTTTGCAGCGGCTAGTTTTTGTAGACCTACTAATGAATTAGGATCAGGAGAACTTCCATCTCTAGCTTCATTTAAGCCGGTTACATCTCTTATCATTTGTAAATAATACTGATAAGTTTGTATTAACGAAGCGATCTTAGCTTGTCCACTAGAAGACTGTAGCTCTTGTATAGGAACTTTGCCATGGTTTAAATCACCATCTTGAGTTAACGATCTACCAACTATACTACCTGTTTGAAAGTACATATTTAAAGCCTCTTGAGGATTGTAATTTGTACCATTGCCAAGATCTATTTCCGCTAAACCATCTACATCTAAGTAAACACCATCAGGTGTTACTCTAGACATTACTTGCTGTAATTTTAAATGAGTTAATTGTATCATGTCAGCAAAACTAGTTATTCTACTAACTAATGATTCTATACGACCTTTATACATTCTAGGCGCTACAATATTATAATTCATATTTACTTTAACGCTATTAGAAAAAGGTCTCGTCATATTTTCAGATAACCCCCAGTCTAACATCATCTCCATACCTAGTATTTTAGCACCACTATATAATACTTCTATAGCTCTAGACGCTCTTTCAAAATTATCATTAGGTTCAGGATTAAAAGTATCTGGTTTTTCTATTGCTTTCTCTAATCCGTTCTCAGTATATTTTATTTTAAATACTTGGTCTAAATATGATTTCCACTCAAAGTATAAAACCTGAACAGTTTGATTGTCACTTCTACCATTCCAGTTTCTAGTGTACTCAGTGTTACCTTGGAACTGTTGTATTTTTTTCAGCTCTTCATCTGTCAACCATGGAAATTCTTTTTTAATTTCAACTAATGGTATAGACTTTACTTCACCAACATAATATATATCTTCAAAGTTAGGATCTTCTGTATACGAGTATACTATATTAGCCGGATCTACATAATCCACAGTCACGCCGTTAGACTTATTGAAAGAAGTTTTTACACATCCAATACCTAATACTGTTAAATCGTAATTTAATCTTTTATTAATTAAGTCATATTTGTTTTTAGCTAAAACATTATCTATTAATTCTTCTTCAGCTATTTCTATGGACTGTTTATATGTTAACTGTAAATGAAGTTTTATATCATCTTCATTTTCTAAACCAAGTTTAGCTGCTGTTCCATCTGACAAATCAGCTCCAGTAACCTGTTGTATTCTGGCTAATAGCTCTCTTTGCCTTACATCTTTTAAAAGTTTATTTGCATAAGATGTTCTTTGTGCAGTTGACGTAGGATCCTGTGCATAAGCATTTATAGCGTAATTTCTACTTGATATACCATTTACAACTATGTCTACAAATTTGGGAATAACAGGTACGTTCTGCCAATCTAAGTTTAAGTATGATAAGTCTCCATTTATAGATAATTCATCTTTGTACTTTTGAATCGGTTGTTCCCCACGTGCGTATAGTCTCAACCTGTGAAAGTTATTATAATTCATTATAAATCTTTCACCTCCTCTATTGTTTCTAAACCATTCTCCCTCTATAGCCAACGCAACTCTTAAGCCATAATCAAAACTTGCTTTTTCTTCGGCTGAAACTACTTGATCCGGAAATGAACTGTTAGTGCTATTGTAAATCATTTATTTTTTAATTTTTGAAATAATTCCTTCGTTGTCATATACATTAAATTTTAAACTCAATGGTTTAAACTGTCTATTGGCGTTAGGTTTATATTTGTTTTTATTGCAAGCCATTATAGCTAAACCAGAACTTATTGATGCATCATGCTTAGTTCTATTGTTTATATTAAACACCGCCCAGTCTTCTAAAGTCTGTTGAAAATACATATTTCCATACCCATCTCCAACTAAACCTATATTTTCCTCTATATATGTTTCTATTGCAGCCGCGTGTGCTTGTTTAATATCTTCACTTGAGTTAGGTATACCACCTATTTCTCTTTCGGTTTTAGAAAGCTTGTTCCATATTTTATCAGGACGGTTCATACTAAAACCTCTATATCCTCTTCTTTTAAAATAATACAATAATCTAGGTTTGTTATTCTCACATAGTATAGGCATACTATAAAACACACAAGCCATCAATACATCTTCAAAAAATGTTTCTGCAGTTTGAGGTCTAGATATATATTCTAAAAAGAAGTGGTTAGGCGGCGCATCTTCCATTGAAAACTTAGTTAATCCATGTAGTGATCCATTAGACCCTTTGCCGTCGACAGTACCACTAATATCATAAGAATCACAACCAAATGCTCCGACATGATCGTTTCCAGGGTATTTAAGTCCATTTTTTATAATTACTTGATTTTGAAGATTTTTAGGTGGAACCCACGATATTAGAAATCTACCGTTTTTATTTGGATAAAATATTACTTTAGTATCTTTTATGCCGCTCTCCCATTGAAAGCTTCCTCTAGTTATATTTGCTGAGTTTACAACTTCATCATTGTAATCTATTTGCTCATATATTTTAACTAGATTAAATAAAGATTCTTTTGCTTCATCTCTAAAAGCGTGTTGTTCAGTTCTTGGAAACTGTCTGTAATATTCATTTAAGCTATCTTGATCTGACTTTAATCCTTCTACTTCGTTCTCCCAATGCTCTATTACTCCTGTTTCAATTGGGAGATTGTCAACTCCGATTGTTTTATTTTCCGGCGTAGTGAATACAGGTGATCCAAAAGTATCCATGAATCCTTCGTAGTTCCATTCCATAGGGATGAAAAGAGAATAGAGTCCGCTACTTGTTTGTCCATTTCTATTTCTTTTTGTAACGTCTGAATTGTAGTAGAGTTTTTTAAAGTTGTTCCCACCTTTATCTAATGCGTTTGAAGTTGAGCCCATCATACACTTGCCTACGATCCTACGCCCTAGTCTTAATGTAGTTTTTGTGACTCTCCAATTGTTTAATATATTATCAGGTCTTTCCCACTTACCACTTTCATCATGCGCTAATAACTTTAATTTTTCACCATCGTAAGAGTTATCTCCTGTATTTTTCCAATCTATTGTTGTATCTAATCCTTCTAATTCTCTTAACTGTTCGTTTGTTTCTAATTTACGTCTAGTAAGTTTCGAAGCTGGGACTCTATATGCCAGTTCGGTCTTAGGACGATCCATACCATCCTGGATCGGTTTGAAGAAAAACGGATAGTTAACGGATATCGGGACAACTTTATCTGTGAACATT